ACTTATAACAATGTTATAAATAACAACATAGGGATAACGAGTATGGAAGTAGGAAGAGGTAGGCATCAGATGATGCGCAGTATTACTCAGGCTACATGCGAGAGGTACGGCATCAGCGCAGATGGCGATGATATTGTATTCGAGTACAGAGATAAGGACACACTCGTATGCGCTCAGAAGGTGAGAGTCGGAGGTAGCAAGGAAAACCAACGAAGTGCTGGCGTGTGGGGAGATGGTGTCTTGTTCGGTCAGCATCTATTCAACAAGGGTGGTAGATACCTTACGATAACAGAGGGTGAGTTTGATGCAGCCTCTGTCTATCAGATGAGCGGCAGTAAGTATGCATCTGTCTCTATTAAGAACGGAGCGCAGGCAGCACTGAAGGATTGCAAGAGCCAGTATGAATGGATAGATAGCTTTGACAATGTGATCGTATGCTTTGATGCAGATGAGGCAGGTCAGAAGGCAGCGCGTGAGGTAGCCTCCTTGTTTGCAGGTAAGGCTCGTGTTGTCAAGCACCACCCTGACTTCAAGGATGCCAATGAATACCTTGAGCGGTGTCGTGGTGATGACTTCAAGGCAGCATGGTGGGCAGCAGAGATACACACACCCGATGGTATCATTGCAGGTAAGACACTATGGGATGCAGTGAATGAGCCGATAGAGAAGGCATCGGTCGAGTACCCTTGGTCTGGTTTAAATAGCTTGACATATGGCATAAGACCTTACGAGCTTGTCACACTGACAGCAGGTAGTGGTGTAGGTAAGAGTCAGGTGATGCGTGAGGTGTTGTATCATGTACTGCGTAACACCGAGAGTAACATAGGTTGTATCTTTCTTGAGGAGTCCGTGGCTAAGACAGGTAAGTCGCTGATGTCCTTACATGCAGGCAAGCGGTTACATATTCCAACAGTGGAATCTACTGAAGAAGAGAGGCGTGATGCTTTCAACGCTACTATGGGTACTGACAGGTTATTCTTCTATGATCACTTCGGTTCTACCAGTGTAGAGAATATCGTGGGTCAGGTACGCTATCTATCTAAGGCACACGACTGCAAGTATGTATTCCTAGATCATCTGTCCATCATCGTATCAGCTCAAGAGAACGGCGATGAGCGTAAGGCTATTGATGAGGTGATGACTAGGCTACGCATGCTTACTCAAGAGACAGGCATTGCTTTGTTCTTGGTGTCACACCTACGCCGTCCATCTGGCAAGGGGCATGAAGAGGGTGCAGCTACGTCACTATCTGACCTCAGAGGTAGCGCCTCGATTGCACAACTGTCCGATATTGTGTTAGGATTCGAGCGTAACGGGCAAGCTCCCTCAGTAGAGGATAGGAACACCACCTACATACGAGTCCTTAAGAATAGATTCAGTGGTGAGACTGGGCTTGCATCAGCGGTGACGTATGACCAAGACACAGGGCGTATGTCTGAGATCACAATGGATGAGGAAATATTATGAGATGTAGTGCATGCGACAGGATACTGACAGAGTTTGAGATGGTTATGCGTGGCCCTGAGAGCGGTGTATTTGTAGACCTATGTGGCGTGTGCTACAATATTGCGTATGATCTTGAAGACAAAGATGATAAATCAGAAGACGCACTAGCTATAGTGAGAGGAGAGATAACGCATGAGCAAGATTGGTAATGTAATACTTACACTTGAGGAACACGGATATGATTACAATAGACTTGGAAACGAATCTTTCACACGATACGATATGGTGTGCAGGAGTTCAGGATCACAGCCAACCGGAAGCGTCTCTGATATTCGACAGCGAACCATTGAAGCAGATGTTAGATACTGCCGATGGCTTGGTCGGCCACAATATAATAGGATTCGACCATCCGGTCTTAAAGAACTGCTGGCAGGTTGATACTAAAGTACCTGTCTGGGATACGCTGGTCATGGCTCGCTTGTTAGATCCTACACCAGTAGGTGGACATAGCCTTAAGGAATGGGGCAGACGTATTGGCATAGCTAAGATGGACTTCGATGTTGAAGACTTCGATGCTGGCTACACTGATGAGATGGGTGAGTACTGTAAGCGTGACGTTGAGGTGACTACTAAGCTGTATCATTACCTCAAGGATAGGCTTAAGAGAGCAGGCTTCAGTGATCTATCTATACAGGTAGAGCATGAGGTATCTGAGATCACAGCGCAGCAGGTACGTAATGGATTCAAGTTAGACTTTGACCTAGCATCTAAGTGGCAGGCAGAGATGGCAACACGCATCGATGAGATAACAGTAGAGCTGCAGGAAAGGTTCCCGCCTATCGTTACTATCCGTATCAGTGACAAGACAGGTAAGCGTCTTAAGGACGGTGTCGAGGAGTTTAACGTAGGCTCTAGGCAGCAGATAGCCAAGAGGTTAGGTAAGCTAGGGGTTACATGGAAGAAGAAAACACCAACAGGTCATCCTGTCATTGATGAGACAACACTGGCTAACGTAGACATCCCTGAAGCTAAGCTATGCGGTGAGTACTTGGGTCTTGTTAAGCTCAAGGGTATGGTAGATAGCTGGTTAAAGTTTGTTGATAAGGATACACATCGCATACATGGATACGTTAATAGCTGCGGTGCAGTGACAGGACGTATGACTCATAACAAGCCCAACCTCGCACAAATACCTAGTCTTAAGATAGCTAGGCAATGCTTCACTGTAGAGGAAGGTAACGTACTGGTAGGTTGTGATGCGTCAGGCTTAGAGCTACGCTGCTTGGCTCACTACATGGGTGATCAGGACTACACTGACCAGATACTACACGGTGACATCCATACATACAATCAGGAAGCTGCTGGTTTACCTGAGCGTAACATGGCTAAGACAATGATCTATGGACTCATCTATGGCGCAGGTGATGCTAAGCTAGGACAGATAGTAGGTGGTGGTTCCAAGGAAGGTAAGGTTATTAGAGAAACATTCCTTACTAAACTGCCAGCACTGCGTACTCTGATAGAAAGAGCTAAGGGAATAGCCGAACGAACTCAACGTATCAATGGTATTGACGGTCGCTTCATCAAGGTTGACGAGGACTACAAGGTACTAAACAGATTGCTTCAGAGTTGTGGTGCTATTGTTATGAAACTTGCAGTGAGAAACTGCTGTCATAAGTTAGATGATCTGGGTGTCGAGTACAAGTTAGTTGCTCAAGTACATGACGAGGTTCAAATAGAGTGTCATCCACGTGCCGCTGAACTTGTTGGCAGTGTTGCACGACAAGCAATCATAGACGCTGGGGTCGAGCTTAAGATGCGATGTCCTATGGACGCTGAATATCGTATAGGTTCTAACTGGAGTGATACACATTAAATTAATTTACTATCCGAGTGGATATAAGGAGAAATAAATGGTATAATATTACTATAGAGTTACTTAAGAAGAAGAGAATATAAGATTACATTCAATGTGATTCTATTTAATGGTACATAGACTTAATAGTTAACAACAAAGAGAGAAACAATATGGAAACTAAACCTGTAGTAGTAGCATGCGAACTTCACTGGCCATTCCTGAACAAGCCTAACGACATGAGCGGTAAGTATCAGGTGGATATTGGTAAGCTATCCTCGAAAGCGGTTGATGCCCTTTCAGCAATGAGCATTCAAGTACGTAACAAAGGTGATGATCGTGGTAACTATGTCACGGTTAAATCAAACCACCCTATCATGCCTGCCTTCTCTGGTATGGATGCAGTAGACTCTTCACTGATTGGTAATGGCTCTAAGGCTAACGCAGCCATTAGGCCATACCCTTGGGACTTCAAGGGTAAGAAAGGTATCTCACCTAGCCTAGCTAAGCTTCTCATTACAGAGGTAGCAGTGTACGATAAGGATGGTGATGGTGGTGGTGTTAACATGGACGATGTTATCTAATGCTTCTCATAGACGCTGATGTCTTTAGCTACCGTATAGGCTTTGCCTGTAACGAGGAGACTCAAGAGGTAGCTTTCTCTCAGCTAGATAACTTGGTGTTACAGACGTTGGTGAGGAGTTGTGATGATGCAGCTCCTTACCAGCTCTACCTAACAGGTAAGGGTAACTTCAGGATAGACCTAGCTACCATCAAACCTTACAAAGGAACACGCAACACAGAGAAACCAATCCACTTCCAAGCACTGCGTGATTACATGGTCGAGAAGTGGGATGCATATGTTGTTGAGGGACAGGAAGCTGACGATGAGATTGCCACCGCAGCTACACTCCACGGAGACAACACAGTAATATGCAGCGTTGATAAAGACTTTCTGCAAGTACCATGTCGCTTCTATAACTTTGCTAAAGATGAGTGGACTACGGTTAACGAGTGGGGAGGGTTGTACTTCTTATACAAGCAGATGCTTACAGGTGACAGAGTAGATAACATACAAGGTTGCATGGGCATAGGTGAGGTCAAGGCTACTAAAGCATTAGAGTGGTGTACAACAGAGGAAGAGTTATACCAAGCAGTTGTAACATGTTATAAGGGGGACGTTGAATCTGTCTACGAGAATGCAAGATTGTTATTCTTACGTAGAGTCCCTGAAGAATGGTGGGTAGATCCTGTGACTAGAGCAGAGGAATACGATGGAGTAAACCCAACGGGAGGTACGCCACCACCTGCACCAAGCACTGCTGATATCAACAGTCTTGATAAGCTTCAGATAAGGGCAAGCAGATGACACAGAAACGTACACTAGTACCACGGACTAGAGCAGACGGTAAGTGGACAGAAGCAAGGTACTGGGGGTTCATCCGGTCAGCACTAAGAGATGCCAACCGTAGATTCCCGCCACGCTACGCTGCTAAAGCAGCAGCTAAGAAGACTGTCATCGGACACCGACACCGCTTTGAGTTTCAATGTGCTGAATGCACAGAGTGGTTTAAAGATAAGGAAGTACAGGTGGATCACATCATACCAGCAGGCACACTGAGAAAGTATGATGACCTTCCACAGTTTGTTGAGAATATGTTCTGCGAAGCTGATGGTCTGCAAGTGTTATGTAAACCATGTCACCAGCTAAAGACAAACGCTGAACGTGAGCAGAGGAAATCAAATGACTAAGCATTTAGTTATACCAGACACACAGTGTAAACCTAACCAGACCTATGACCATCTAGCATGGGCAGGTCAGTACGCTGCTGATAAGAAACCCGATACAATCATACATCTGGGAGACCATTGGGACATGCCAAGCCTGTCGAGCTGGGATGTAGGTAAGAAGAGCTTTGAAGGCAGACGCTACACCGATGACATCGAAGCAGGACACGCAGGTATGCAAGCGTTCCTAACACCCATAAGAGCTGAGCAACGTAGGCTACGACAGAACCGTAAGAAAGTATGGAACCCACGTATGGTGTTCTTGATTGGTAACCACGAGCAGCGCATTGAGAGGGCAGTAGAGAGTGATGCAAAGCTAGAGGGGCTGATTGGATATCAAGACCTACGACTTGAAGAGTATGGATGGGAGACCTATAGGTTCTTAGAGCCAGCCATCATCGACAACGTGGCGTACTGTCACTACTTTACGTCAGGGGTTATGGGTCGTGCTGTTAGTTCAGCAAGAGCGTTACTAGCTAAGAAGCATATGAGCTGTGTCATGGGGCATGTTCAAGATAGGGAGTGTGCATACGACAGGACAGCAGATGGATCACGTATCACTGGGTTGTTCGGTGGTATCTATTACAAGCACGATGAAGATTATCTAAACCACCAGACTAATCAATCATGGCGTGGCGTATGGATGCTGCATGAAGTAAACAACGGGCAGTTCGATGAGGCTCCTATCTCGATGTCGTACTTGGAGAAGAAGTATGCCACTAACTTTTAAAGAGGTATGCGAGAGACTGTCTCAGATTGATGAGGTTACTCTGCTAGAGGTTTTAGATATTGCTAGTGAGGACATTGTTAATAAGTTTAAAGACAAGATCGAAGAAAGACTTGAAGCATTAGAAGAGGACTTAGAAGATGAGCATTAATACTGCAACACCATCAGACTGGGATCGACTACGACAGGATCACCCGCCGCTAGAACGTAAGCCTCAGATAGACGAGTCTTTGATGAAGGTTTATCTTGACATGGCAGAGGCCGAAGATGTAGATGTTGTCAACAATCCTGACCACTACAACACAGGCAACATTGAGTGTATTGAAGCCATTGAAGAGTCCATGTCTAGTGTAGCTTTTAAAGGCTACCTCAAGGGCAACTGCATGAAGTATCTGTGGCGCTATGAGTACAAAGGCAAGCAGGTAGAGGACTTACAGAAAGCTCAATGGTACTTAGCTAAGCTGACACAAGTAGTGGTGTTTAAGAATGAGGAGAAGAGCGATGGATAAGATACTAAGAAGCCGTATGCGTACCCCTGATGGGACTATACTTGAGTCAAAGCATAGGCACGACTATGTAACCCACCTAGATGCTAACGGCAAAGAGTATATGCTAGATGGTGGGTGCGACTACGTTAGGTGTTCTGCTAACGGTGATGAGGAACTGTTAACTGTCACTTCAGATGATAGTCATTCATTGATAAGAGAAGTGGTCAAATGGGGCACTTATGGTAAAGAGAGTAACCAGCCTCTGAAGTATGTGA